TTACTACTTAGCCGGTGCCGGCGCCGGCGTTGCCGGCGCGGGCGACGCTTCCTCCTTCGGAGGCACCACGGCGGGCTTGGGAACCGCCACGCCGAGCTCGACAGCCTTGTCGTAGTTCTTCGGGTCAGCGACGAACTCAGGGACAGCCCAAGGGTCGTTCTTGAAGAACTCACGGACCTTGGGAGGGAGGGACATGAAGGCGTCCTCGACAGCCGCCATGCGAGACATGCATGTCTGGAAATCGCCGACCATGGACACGTCGGCGAAGACCGGAGCGACCTTCCTAGCGTACACCGAAACGACGTTCGGGTCCCTCACACAGCGGGCGACGATGACGTTGATGTCAGCGTCGTCCTTGAACTCCTGCTTCGTGCGACCCACGTCGCCCGAGCAATCGATATCGGTAGCCAACCGCGCCATGCGGTCGGCCTTGTCGATATCGCCCTTGGCCTCTTTCAGCCAATTCCTCATCATGCTCATGAACTACCTCCGGCCCTCAGGGGCCACCTGCAGATCGTACGGACCGAGCTTCGGAACCTCGCGGGCGTTGGTAGCACCCCAGCCGTTCTTCCAAAGCCATCGAACAACGTCGCGAACGCCACCATAGACCTTGGAGGCATCTTGGCCGATTTCGGCGAACGGACCTTTCGTCTTAGCCGTGAGACCGGCATTGGTCGTATTCGCTTCAATCAGCTTCGTCTCCTTCTCGGTCTTCCTCAGGTTGGCAATCTTCTGGAAACTCTCAAGGATGTCAGAAAACATCCCCATTTTACCGGCAGTTTCCAGAGGACTTGTATATGACGGCATGCCCACCTGCGGAGTGCTCGCGCCACTGCCGCCATCAGCAGAGAGGATGGGATTGAGACCCGCCGCCCGAAGGTCGGCTACCTCTCTTTGATGAGCAGTGCTTGACATTCGCTCCTCGAATGCACGCTGTTCACCTGCTATTCGAGCATTAGCGGCATTGGTCTGGTGAGAACCTATCAGACCGACAGCCGCGTCGATGCCGAACATTTAGAACCTCCCGCCGAGCGACGGCACGGCATAGGTCGGCATGGGACGCGCCGCCGTGTGGTTGACCGCCACATCGAGCAGGAACTGCGGCTCGCTCGTCACAGCGATGACGCGGTCGACCGGGGGAGTGTCCTTGATGAACGTGTCGTCGAGGACGGGCTTGGACGTGAACTTCTGCGCCAGGTGCCACACGTCCAGGGGATTCGCGTTGTAGGACGCGAACTTGCCCGTGATGAGGGACGTTCCGTACCGGTAGCAGTCGTAGCGACCGATATAGCCCCAGACATCCGTGTCCGCCACCACGTCGGTGCCCTGGTGGTAGATTTCCCGGTTGAGAATGGCCTGCTCACCGATGTGAGCGAACGGAGGCCAGTAGTAGTCGTACCGGGTCGACCTAAACCAATCCCGGTGGACGCCCTGCTGATACGAGAGCTCGGCACCGACATGGACCATGCCGATGATGACGCCGTGCTCCGTGAACGACTTGGAGAACCCGTGGCCCTGGGCCGACGCCGTACCGAACGCGGCGAGGTTGCCCTGAGCACCCGCCGGCGTGCCGTCGCCCTTGGTGGTGAGCGGGACCGGATGCAGGTTCACCGGGGACTTGCCGCCACCGAGGTACTCGGACCTCTGAAGGCGGAAGTCGGGGGACACGACCTTGAACTGACCCCGCAGGATTTCCACGTAGCGGGTGCCACAGCGAGCATCGCGTTCCAGCAGGACCTGCGTCTGTTCAGCCAGGCGCAGAGCGTTGATGGTCGTCGCGTACGCGCTGGACAGGTCGGCGAAGAGCCGCCCGTTCGGGTCGATAGTCAGCTTCTGGTTATTGTCCGAAGCCGTGCGAAGTTGACCGTTCGTCTGAGAGGCGTACAAACCCGCCGAATCCCCGGAGACGTAGGTCACCGAGTCGTCCACCGCGAGGCGGGCAATCATCGCGTTGGTCGACGTGCCATGCGGAACGAGAGACACGGGAGCAGCCGCGGCACCAGCGGGAATCGTCACGGCGGTTCCCTTCTGAGGCCACGGCAGAGCTGCCGTGAAGTAGTCATGCCGCTTGCCGCGCCGACGCAGGACGTAGTCCGCCACGTCGTCGGGACCCGCGTCGACATCGAGCGCGGGATTGTCCTGAAGGTTCTCGTCCTTGAACCAATCCGCATAGATGCGATTGTAAGCCCGCGAGTAGAACGCCAGCACCGTCATGGGTCCCGTGATGAACGAGCCTTCCGGGAGACCCATGTAGTTGAAGATAGTACCCGCAGCCGCGCCACCGGACGCGGAGACGGTTATCTTCGGCGTGGTGTAGACCGTCGAGTCGTTCGGGTTGTCCTTCGCGCCACAGAAGTGCTCCCAGTCCGTCCAGAGCAGACGGTTCGGCACGAAGAAGAAGAACGTCGACAGGTCGAGGTTGTCCATGAACGGCTTGAGCGGCGTGGACAGCCGAGCGAACAGGGAACATCGCACGTTGTGCGTGTCCCCCGGCAGGACTTCCTGGCGGAAGAACGGAACCAGGTAGCCCGAGTCGAACGTGGTCTTGTACCTGCGGGACAGGTCGAACTTCGACCGCTCGATGCCCACGTCCGGCGACATCGAGAAGCGACCTTCACCGCGGGTCGGAAACCGCTGGTTGCCTCCGTGGATGAGCATGCTACTTGACCTCCTCTTGCTTCATCCGCTCGGATTCCGCCACCTCAGCGGCCGCGATAGCGGTCATGACGAGCACAGGGTTGCGCGCACCGATGAGCTCACCGGTCTCGGCGTTGAACTCGCCGAGCTCCAGCAGGGAGAAGTCCTCCGCGTAGCGCGACAGGCGCGAGCCCTTCTGGGCCACCGCGTCGACGAACGCACGCTTCGCGATACCCTGCGTGGGGACCACCATGAGCATATCCTCGTACGAGTCAGCTTTCACGTCCCTGATACCGAACACTTTCAGCATTTTTAAGCCTCCAATGAACGACGTTTCAACGCGAGCTTAGCCCGCGCTATCTTATCCGCGTCGGACAACCGGACAGGGTTGCACGACGACGAAATCAGCACTTTATACCCAGAGCGCGATACGAACTCTTCCAATCGCCCTGCCTCAAGCTCACGCTTCTCGCGAATTCGCGACATGACTTCTGGATGCTCGCGTTCAAAGATTCCATCGTAGAAACGAGGGGGACGCGTGGACCGACCACGCACCACAACTTCGTCCCGAGGGAAAACGTCAGACGAGAACCGAGCGAACCACGTTGCACCAATTCCAGGCCGTCGAGACATAAGAAGAAACTCCGGCTTGCGTCCTTGATAATGAGCATTCACCACCTTCTGAGAACCCACGACTTTCTTCTGAGCGTAGTTAGCGACATAAGCCGCTGTCTCAAAGGACACGGAGCCAATTCTAGCTCCACCCTGACCCCACACCTCATTGAGTAGACGGCTCTCATAGAGAACGTGTCCGCCTTGATTACCGGCAGGACGTTTGTCGGGGAAGTCGTATCCGAAGAGGAGCACATGGTAATGCGGCCTCGACAATTTCTCGCCATACTCACCTCCAAGAAAAAAGCGGACCTTCGTCGGAGATATCCTCGAACGAAGTCGCTTCATGAAATCCTGGCAATGCTCGACCTTCAAAGAGCCATCCTTGGGAAGATGCTCGTTATCGTAGGTCAGAGTCAAAAAAGAATTCTGCTCATGCATGCGAGCCTCATGCATGCAGCGCACGGCCCACTGGCGCGCGCGCTCAAGCAGACAGGAAAGACACTTACCGCAAGGCAACGTAATGGCCTTGCCATCCTTAGGGGCTTCGCGCTCGAAGCCCATTACTATGCTACGCCGCCCATCCGGTCGGCGAACCAATGCGGCCCGGATGGGCGACGTGCAGGGACTCACAGGCGGTATCCGCCCCGAGCCGCCACGACGGCGTTGCGCGGATGCACACCCGCCTTCCGACGAAAGTCCCGACGGGACTTTCCCCGACTCATGCGCTTTCGACGCATCAGACCACCTCCTTGCGCTTCTTCTTGACCCACCGGATGACCTCCATGATGAGGTCAAGGGCCAAAGCCACGATTCCGGTGAGAGCCACATCCTGAGCCATGAGAACACCTCCTGTACGGAGAATAAAACAAAGGGGAAACCCCCCTGTCAACCCCCCAGACTGAACAGCAAAGCTGTCAGTCAGCACACTTATATCAAGTAAATACGTGTGCTGACCCCCCAACCCCCTCCCAGGAGGGGGAGAAAACGGCGAGCCTAAAGGCCGCCAATATCGCGATAAACGCTCAAGGATGCCCCTAGGAGCATCCAAATCGTAATCCTGACGCTAACGCAACCCGGGCCTGCACGGCCCGGGAAACGCGGCCCTCCGACCGCAAGCGGTCGGGCCGCTACAACAAACAACGGAAAAGAAAAAACCAAAACCAATCGACCGGGGGGCAACATATAAGATTCACGCGCGAAGCGCACGCGACCAAAATAAAGCCCCCCGGTCTCCAAACGGAAACCGGGGGGCGTACAAACACCCGAAACAGACGGATTACTACTTAGACGGTGCCGGCGCCGGCGTTGCCGGCGCGGGCGACGCTTCCTCCTTCGGAGGCACCACGGCGGGCTTGGGAACCGCCACGCCGAGCTCGACAGCCTTATCGTAGTTCTTCGGGTCAGCGACGAACTC